CAATATCTTGCAATACTTCGTTCATCGTCCACCTCCTACTGGTGATACCCATTGAACCAAATCAAATGGATTTTTACTGTTGAAAATTGAACACTGAAAACCTGTCTTCTTAGCGGCTTTTACAGCCGCCGCCAGTGTTTTATGACTGCTATGAGTATATCCAAAATTTATAAGAAACACTTCAAACATTAAGCTACCTCTTCAAAACCACACATTGCAACTTTGTACTTGGTAGTTCCTACCAACATTTGGTCACCCATTGAAGTTGACCGTAGGCCCATTCCGCCTTTGTTTAGTGGTGCCATTACAGTAACAGCATCGTTATAATCGCCATTTTCCATACCGTCTTCAAACACTGCTTCTTTGCGGCTCCAACTACCCATTACATTATTAGTCCAACGATATGCATACTCTAGTGCTTCGTCTACTTTCATATTATCAGCGACATCAACAAATGCTACTGTACGGGGTGAATCTTCAAACGCGGTGTGAATAACTGCTACTTGCATCTTTATCTCCTTATTAACTACTTACAGTATACATTCAAGACGTCTTACTGTCAAGCATTATTTTCAAATATATTAGCTAATTTTTCAAAACATTCATCTATGTATGTGTTAGCATAAGTTCCTGATAGATCCATATACATATCACTCTCAACATAGTTCCAGAAGTTGGTAGTGCCAATGCCGTTAAATATGTTCTCTTCGGACATTATTGCTTTATCAAATGACTCAACTACGTCTGCTTTGATTGTTGCACCGTTGTCTAAATGAGTAATTCTGGACATGTTGCACCTCGTTTTGTTTAACTTACTCTTATACTATAACACCAAGACGTCATACTGTCAAGTGTTTTTTGGAGGTTTTGTTGTAAAATCTAAATTAAAATCATCACCAGATATTAGATCATCTACATTATATTCCACTGTATATGTCTTATCTGGTTCAAGATTTTTAATATCTCTGAATAGCCTATCCAATGCTTCATCTGTCCAGTTGCTACCAGTATCTACATCAGTGTATATAACGTTTTGGAAGTTTTTCCATTGATAATAGTTCTGGATATCAATCGAATCACAAGGATCATATCCTTCAGCTACCATATCTTCTAGTAGTGCCTTATCATTTAGTCCACTTTTGCGTTTAGCTCGTTCTACGCTAAAATTAATTATATCTGCTGTCATTAGTCACACTCCGGAAACTTTTTTCTTACCAGTTGATGAATTGGTTCAAAACGACCATTCATGTGTTCAGCTACATATGTTTTTGGTTCTTGTGTACCCCATTTAAATATAGCAGTTTTTGCCATATTAAATATTTCTCGCTTGTTAGCATTTATCAGTGTATCAGCGGGGTTGTCGTCATCAATTTCATCTAGATAACGCATTGCAAATGTTGCAATATCTTCTACACTTAATGGGACCTCTACTTTTGCCAAGATCTTTCTGCCATCGCCAGTGTCTGTTGACCTCATTGTTTTGCCTTTCTTTTGCCTATGTTAGTATTCGATGTGCCATGACATCTCTCCATTCATTCTTACTATAGTAAGAGTTTATGGCAAGATGACTCGATTGTCAAGCGAAAAAGACAAAAAAGATTATCTTTCTTCTTGACACAGTATTTATGCTTCAATAAATGTAATTGATGAACTCCAGGTAACAGTTTTGCCTGTTGAACCTTTGGCTCTTACACGAAATTGGTTTGCAATAATCTCTGCATTTACGTTCCAACCTGTATATGATACAGTCCAATTTGTAGCATCTTGATCTGGACTCAAATTATTATTAGGATATCCGCCACTTATGGCATTATTAGCTGTATAAGTGTTAAGATTATGCTCAACAATATCACCCTGACTATAACTTGCCATTGCGTCCCAACTAGCAGTACCTACATCACTTGTACCTGTTCTTTGATAGTCAATTTTAATAGGTGTTCCGATTACACTTAAATTGCCAGATACATTAGTTACCAAACCTTCAATTTTAAATGCTTGTTTTTCACCTGTAGTTGCTACACCTAATGCTCTAACTTCAAAGAACCAAGTTTTATCACTTGCTGGCTCTGGAGTTGTACCATTAAACTGTAGTATTGTAGCTGTACCATCTGTAGTGGTAAGAGGATCACTTGGTACTCCTCCCATATTTGATATATCTACAGTTGTTGCAGTTTGTGTTATTGTTACTGTACCGTCTGTACTTGTTAGGCTTTTAAATTTAAAATTATCGCCTGTTCTAACATCAAACAATCCAGTGCCAGTACCAACATTACTTGCAGTAATTGAGTCTGATAGTGTAAGTTCGTCAGTACCTTGTGCTACAGTAATACCTGTTCCGCCAACTACACTTCTAAATCTAAGATTAGTACCAGTTGTATCTTTAAATACTTCGCTACCAGATCCTACATTTAATCCACCTGCAATACCTGTAGTACTAGAAGTTGTTAGCAAGCTCTTCCAGCTAGTTGTGTCTCCAAAGTATCCTTCAATACTATGATTATCTGAGTTATATCTAATTTCGCCTATTTCTGTATTTGGTCGCTGTGCAGTTGTACCAACTGGTATTTTAACTGCGGCTGTGCCTGGTATTCTAGTATTTTCTGCTAATTCAATTTTAATGTCGCCGCCAATGCCATCAGCATTAGTAACTTTGATTTGACCAGTAGTTTGTTCAACTTTTCTTGCTCTACTTACTCCAGCATCTTTAACAATTAATCCGCTTCCAGCTTCAGAATTTAAGTTGTTTAGAAAAACTTCTAATGTACTAGTTGCTTGTTGATAATCAGTTAATGTGCCTGTTGAACTAGTCGACGGATCTTTTCTAGTAAAAACAGTAAGTATATCTGTTCGTACTACAATATCGTTCTCTTGTGTTGACAATGCATTCTGTGCGTTTTCGCTTCCAACAACGAATAGTGTGTTAGTGGTTCCGGAGAAATTTTGTATTACAGTTGAACCTGTCACAGTTGAACCTGATCCGCTAAGATTACTTGTATCTGTTACAAATCCACCTGCGTTATATCCTGGGCTGTTCGGGGTCTGTGGATCACTACCTTGACTTTGCTCGCCAGTTCTTTGTTGATGATTTGTTGAAAATCCTATAATATTACCACAATAATCATAAACAGGTGATTGTGTATCTATATTAGGATTTGGATCATCATCTCTCTGTACAATATCTAACAGTTCCTGGTCTAACAGTAAGTGAAATATATTAGGAAATTCAACTACTTCGTCACCAAATATACGGTTACCATCAGAATCATTTGAATCGTATTGGTGTCCAACATTCATTTGTCCTGTACTTTGACCTTTTGAGTACTGCACCGGATAACCGCCTAGTCTATCATAAAGTGATTTAAGCTGACTTGTAAGTCTTGCATTACCAGCAATACCGCCGCTTGCTCCGTTATGCATTACTCCAATCTGTGAATTACAGTTACTATCTCCGCCGCCAGCGGCAAATTGGCTTCCACCTCTAGCAAAACTACCAGCAATGTTATTTTCAAAAGAAATAAGACCTGAGATTTGTGATCCAATTGCTTTAGCGTCTGCGGTTAAAGCATTTAATTCACTTTGTATAAAACTACCGTTTGTAACTTTTGTAAAGTTACTTGCAAGATTACCAAGTAATCCGCCATTAAAAATATTACTATTAAAACTACCATCTGCACTAACACATGCACACATATCTGCATCTGAAATAGCCCCAATGCCGTCTGTAATTGCCTTACCTGCACCAAGGAAACTGCCCATTGCACGTTCTAACATATTCGGAATAGCAATAGGATCTACAGGAGTGCTACAAAAGTTAATCATATTAGCAACATTTTGTGCTTCTGCTAACACACCATTAAGTCTGCCTAGTACTTGATCAAACTTAGTATGATCCATAAACTTTTCTAATTCGCCTTGCACTTCATTTAGTGCATCAACTAGTTCACTTTGTAAGCCTTGTATTCCAAGTAAAGCACCAATGTTACTGTGTAAGCAAATTTGTACGTTTGGTAATTTAAGACCATTACCTGCTAATAGTCCGCACAGTAATTCTCTAAGTGTAAAACTATATTCAGCACTTACTACGCCACGTAAGGCATCTGTGCCACCAGCTTGTGTACCACTTATATGGTGCCTAGTATCTAAATAATCATTTGCACTGGATAAGCCTTGACTAAAATCTTTAAATGACATTAGCTTCCTCCGCCGGCTCGTACATTAGGACTAGCACTGCTAGCGTCAGGCCCACAATGTGGAGGTATCGGACATAAGCGATCAGGATTAGCTGGATCGTTAAGTAATATAACAGGAATACCATTGATTCGAACTTTACCAACAGTATCTGTTGCTATAAGTGCGCCACCGCCGTGTGTGTTTGGATCACCGTCTATACTTACAAATCTGTTATTTGCTCTGACTGTAGTTTGGGTATTTACAGTTGTTGCACCGCAAATTCTACTATCACCTTGTCTATGAATAAATCTTGCCATGCAAGTATTTATAATAAACTAGTGCGGGCTTCTGTATCCATAGCGTCAGGCATTGCAATACCACTAGTACCTTGCATATACATACCTGATACTTGCTTATTTGGTTTAGCAATAGCTACGATCTGTGATTGTTTAATTTTTACAGGTTCACTACTTTTTACATCAATACTCATTATCCATGGGATAAGCATCACTGCTCCGGTTTGTGGATTAAGTGTAAGCACAGTAGGTTTAATAACATCTAATGTATTTTGTGTATCAAAGCTATCAAATCTAGCAACGATTTCTTCACCTGTACTTAACTTAATTGTTAATACATCATTCTTTTTATAATTTAATGTCACCAACATCTATAACTTCTCCTATGAGTTCTCTTACCATTTCTGGTTGCATTTTAACAAGAGCTTGACCTCCGCCTGCTACTAATAGTTTTCCATTGTGATAAATTTGAGGCATAGTTCTATGCCCTTCACTAATTAAAAACTCTCTAGCTTCCGGATTGGTATCTACTCTTACTTCTTCGTATTCGAATTCATGTTTAGTAAGCCACGACTTCGCCATATCGCAGTACCCGCACAGTGGCTTACTATATACTGTTATCACAATTTCATACCTTGGAATGTACTTCCGTTTACATCCTGTTTGGTTCCGCCAATAACATAGCTACTAATTTCAGTTTCTTGTGGTGCTACTTGCACTTCTGCACCAGCAATCCATTTCTGTGTCCATGGTAACGGATTACTTACACCTTTGTATGGGCTTTCAAGTCCTACAGCGGTCATACGCTTGTTGGCAGTCCATTCAACATATTCACCTAACAGTTGTGCATTAAGTCCAATCATACTACCATCTTTAAACAAGTAATCTGCCCAAGCCTTTTCTTGGTCTACTGCATCAATAAACAGTTGTACCATTTCGTCTTTGGTTTCTGCTTGAATTTTAGCAAAGTCTGGATCATCTTTTGGCATTAGCTTTAGCAATGTTTGCGTACTACCTAAGTGTACATTCTCATCACGACAGATTAATTTAATAATCTTAGCATTGCCTTCCATCTTTTTAAGTTCAGCAAACGCCCAACTACATGCAAACGATACATAAAAGCGAACACCTTCGAGAATGTTTACACTCATCATAGCTTTCCAAATTAACTTCTTAAGCTCATATTTGTCAACTACGATCTTCTTGCCGTTAACAGTGTGTGTACCTTCACCTAGTAGGTTGTACCACATGCCCATTTCAATTAGATCATCATAGTGCTTGCTAATATCGCCTGCACAATCCATAATCTCACTAATATCCATCATACCATCAAAGATAATACTTGGGTTTGAATACACATTACGAATAATATGTGTGTAACTGCGACTGTGGATAGTCTCGTTAAATGTCCATGTTGTTACCCAGTTTTCAAGTTCAGGTAAACTTACTAGTGGATTAAAACTGTCTGCAGGAGCTCGACCTTGAACACTGTCCAATAAAATCTGGCGTTTTAAGTTACTGGTAAAGATATGTTGTTCATGCTCTGTCAACTCTTTAAAGTCTTTTGCATCACGCAACACATCTACTTCTTCGGGACGCCAGAAGAATCCCAACTGTTTGTCTGTCAGTTTATCAAACTGACGATACTTTAAAGTATCATAACGTTGAATATCAACGCCTCCGTTTGGATCTAGGAACATTAAACTTTCTAGGTGCTTGTTCCGTTGATTTGCATTTAATACACTCATTGTTTCTCTTTCTTATATTACACAGCTTTCGCAGTCTTCTTCTTCAAATTTATCTTCGTCTACAGTTATATTACTTGATTCATTTAATTTGTCAATATCTATTTCACCTTGTCCGTCATAAGTGTTGAAATAATATAATTGCTTGCCTCCATATTTGTAAAAGATCATCAAGTGTCTTAACATTTCACTCATTCCAATCTTTTCATCTTCGTAAAATACAGGATTATAACTGGTGTTAACACTGATGCCTTGATCAATATACTTTTGTAATACTGCCATAATACTTAGATAGCCTTCTGGACTACGCTGATCCCATAGTAATTCATACTTGTTCTTTAGCTTGTGTATACTTGGTACCACTTGTTTTAGGACACCATGTTTACTTTGCTTGACACTTACCAAGCTACGGGGTGGTTCAATGCCGTTTGTAGCATTGCTTATTTGTGCTGATGTTTCAGCTGGCATTAGTGCCATTAGTGTTGAATTTCTAATTCCAGTACGCTTTAGTTGATCTCTTAGTTCTCTCCAAGGCATACGTTCTTTGTGTGCGACTAGTTCGTCTACATCTTGTTTATACGTTTGATTAGGAGTAAGTCCTTCGTGATATTTTGTTTCATTACTCCACAAACATGCACCTTGCTCTTCTGCCAGGACCGCACTTGCTTTAATCAAATAGTAACTCCACGCTTCTGCAAATTCGTCAATCATTTCTAGGTTAGGTTGTGTGTATGTCATACCATTTTTTGCCATCCAAAATGCCAAGTTAATAATTCCCACACCCAATGGACGTCTGCCTTCTGTAGCACGTTCTGCCGCTTTAACAGGATAGTCTTGATATGTTAATAATGCATCAAGTCCACGCACTGCTAGTTCGCATGGCTTTGCAAAGTCTTCTGGCTTCTTAATAAGACCCCAGTTGATAGCACTCAGTGTACACAATGCAATCTCACCTTCTTCGTCATTAAAGTCGTTAAGAGGCTTAGTGGGCAAGTCGATCTCTGCACACAAGTTGCTTTGTCTAATTGGTGCTACATCTTGTTTAAACGAGCTGTGTGTATTTGCATTATCTACATTTTGTAGATAGATGCGTCCAGTGTTTTTACGCTCGTCCATAAACTGACTAAACAAGTCAGTAGCGCCGATTGTTTTCTTGCGTAGTCTTGTATTGCGTTCTGCACGTTCGTACAGTTCTTTAAACTTGTCTTGGTCACTAAAGAAAGCTTCGTACAAACCGGGAACATCACTAGGCGAGAAAAGAGTTATTTCGCCATTGCTGATAAGTCTTTCGTAGAACAGTTTACTAAACTGTACACCGTAATCCATATGACGAACACGATTATCATCTGTGCCTTTGTTGTTTTTTAACACTAGTAAATCTTCTACTTCATAGTGCCATATGGGGTAATATAAGGTTGCCGCTCCGTTTCGCACACCACCCTGTGAACAAGACCTTGTTGCACTTTGGAACATTTTATAAAAGGGTACAACCCCGGTGTGATAGGCGTCACCTTTACGTATGGGGGAGCCAAGGGCTCGTATACTACCTGCTCCGATTCCAATTCCTGCTTTTGCCGAAACATACTTAACGATGCTACTAGTAGTAGCGTTGATGCTATCAAGGCTATCACCAGTCTCAATAAGTACGCATGACGAAAATTGACGTTGTGGAGTTCTAACGCCAGCCATGACAGGAGTAGGTAAGCTAATATAAAATAATGAAACTGCGTCATAATAATCCTTTACCCATTGCAATCTTGTTTCTCTCGGGTATTCAGCAAACAATGTTGCTGAGATTAGCATGTATGCCATCTGCGGAGTTTCTTTGATTATATTTGTTACACGATTCTGCACAAGATATTTGCCACGCCATTGCTCCATAGCCGCATAGGTCATATTCTCGTCACGATCATGTTTAAGATGCGAATTTAATTCATCCCACTCTTCTTTTGTATATTTTTCTAGTAGACTATTATCGTAAAATCCTTCGTCTACATTCATTTTTATCAGTTCAAATATGTGCCATGGTTCGTAGTTTCCGTAAACCATTTTACGCAGATGATATACAATCAGTCGTCCAGCTACCCACTGATAGTTCGGTTGCTCTTCGCTAATTAAGTCTGCCGCACTTTTAATAAGTGTTTCTTGAATCTCGCTACTGGTAATACCACTATAAAATTGTAAACTGCTTTTAATCTCTACTTCACTTGCACTAACACCATTGAGATTTTCACATGCTGAAAATACTACTTTATGCAACTTTTCTAAGTCTAGTGCATCTTTATTACCGTTTCGCTTGACTACTTGAATTTCACTCATTATTGTTTTTCCTTCTCATCTATGTATCTCTGTACTTATTAACCACTTGGACCAAGTTATGTATCAGCATTTGATTACATCCGCAATTTTTTTGCGGAAGCTGATCGATACGTTTTCGGTTGGTAGTGTACTTATCGCACCGTGTTCGTAATTAAGCAGATACTTATTATTAATCCATGCACATAATTTTTGTGTGCTATTTTTTTTATCAGTGACATATAGTAGCTCGTTAGCTATTGTTTCATTTGCATAATAAATTGTGTAACTCATACCTAACGCCAAACTACTTTCACAAAAATTTCCACTGTGTAGCATTTCCCATGGCGTAGGCCATGTATTACTGTCCACAGGGTCGATGGTCATTCTACTAAGCGGAGCCATCTTCCACCAGTCTATTACTGTATTACAGACTTCTTGTGTGTTGTCTGTATCCAAGCCTTTACGAAACTCCCGCCACTGACTTAATCTAGCAGTAGGAGATTCAAACCAAGCAGTGTGTATTAATTGCTGTTCCAAAGTTGATATGTATATTTGAATTTCGTTATAAGGTTATCAGCATCAGTGTACATCAGTTTCATAGTATTTGCCGAAGCAATGTCTACACTAAATGTAATACCTACTGCCGCAGTTTCGGTATAGTTGTCAGCAATAGTACTAGTACTTGCACTTATATCAGTTCCAAATCTTAGTTGACCAATTCTAACACCATTTGTGCTTTCTAGTGTATAGTCCATAACTACAATGTTATAATTTGTTGTATCAATTTGAAAACCTGTATCAGCATTACTGCCGTTTGCGGCTAAACTTATGCTACTAGGAAGAGTTACATCACTAACAATATCTATTTCACTATTAAAGCCAACAGTAATGATACCAGTAGGAGCACTAGCAAAAAGTAATGTTGTACCTGTAATTGAATATGTGCTAGCATTAACTGCTGAACCTGCAACAAACACAGTTGTTATATTAGGTTTGCTAACTGATAAGGGCAACGTAAACCCTATCAGTACACCATTTCCAGTTCCTATATTAACTACATCATTTCCAATAAACAAACGTCTACTGTCTTTTGCATATCCAATTTCACCTGGATCTAATACAGGCAAGTCAGAAAAATTACCTTGCCTTACTCTAATTTTACTTGTTCTAGTCGTTGCCATGTTGTACTCCTGATACAGTATTTATGACAAGTTGTAGAACTCTTCTACTCTCTTTGCCCATTTTTCTTCCCATTGTTTAAAATCTTCTGGACCTACTTCCCATAGTTGCCAATCACAATCTCTACTGCACATAAAGATTGCCGCATGTTCAATTTTAGTTTCAAAAACTTCATTATGTGCCATACCATAAGCCGCGGCTTGCATAAAGTAATCATCAATCCATTCACGTTTTTTAGGACGATTAGTTTGTTTAAAATCCATAATAGTTGGATTGCCTTTGTAGATACCTACCAAATCTGTGGTACCTGCATATAGTCCTGGATAGCACAAGTTTACTTCACTACCCCACACTTCATCAATGTCAGGTTCTATATTTTTGATAACAGTGTCTGCCATCATTTTGGCTTGTAACATATTAGTGCCTGTATATTCCTCATTGAGGCTCCACGACTCTAACATGTTGTGCATAATTGTGCCTACATTTGCGGCTTCAGTTACAATCTCTTGTGCTTTCTTTTCGCCCACACGTTTCTTCCAAGCATTGAGGTGTGTCATATCTTTGGTTTTGCTGAGTATAGTTGTTACACTAGGCACAGGTTCGCCATAAGGATTTTCGTATAGACGTTTACCGCCTACACTTTTACGTTTAAATTCTTTATACGGGTAGATGTGATTAATATTTAACATAGCTTATTGTAGCAAAAAATGATTATGTTGTCAATAGTTAGTTTGCCACAATGGATCAAAATATGTAATTAAAATTGCAATTAAAAAACAAAATAATATAGCTTTATTATCACCGTCAAGCGACCGCCATATCTTAATTAGTTTAATAGCTAATAGACCATTTAAGTGTTTTGCCTGTTGTAGTATTTTTAAGGCGATCTATAGTGTATCCAAGTTGCTGAAAGTAGAGAATGACTTGATTCATCTGATCAGTTTTTGGTCTACTAGTAGAGTTACCTTGCCAACAGTTAAAGTAATCAACACTAGTAGGATTAGTTGCTGTGCTAGTTGCGGATGTTAAACCTAAGTCAGCATTTGCAGTGCCTGCTCCTACAACAAATGTCCATGTAGTTGCCGCTGGTGCAGTATATGTTAGCACAAGATTGTTAGCGGCATTCTTACTTGCTACTACTCCTGCTATAGCCGCATCATTGATGTCAGCTATTACTGCATTTAAACTTAATCCAGTTGTTCCTAGTGTAACAGTAACACCACCAAGTATTACAGTTGGTGTTGCAGTAATAGTTGGATTTGCAACACTTCCTGTAATTGTAATAGTTGGTGTACTTTCTGTCATTTCGGTTCCATCACTAACAGTTGTTTCATATAAACCATTTCCTGCGTCTGTAATGATCTGCTTCATAAGGGCTTGTGTTTCATTGAATATAGTAAGATCAGCCCTTGCTAAAAGTCTTGCTTCGGTTTTGTTTATACTATAACTCATTTGTTTATGTCCTTATCTATTTGTTTTTGTGCCATCTTGCTAACAGTTTCATCTTCTGGATCAGCGTTTGAACGGGGTAACGCTGTATCCAGTGTGATGTCTTTCTTATTAGCGGCGCCAACTATTGTAATAGTTGCTAGCATATCTATTAAGCTACTAATATCTATGCTGTAGCCCATTGCACGAAGTTTTGCTAATACCATATTAGTTGGTACTTTTGTTTTCATATTGGCTTTCGCCCTAGTAAGTAATTCTTCTAGGTCATTAAGCATATCGCCTTGATCTTCGGACAAAACTTCACAGATTAACATATTACTTGCCTAACCTTTGCCTAAGTTTACTCTTACCACCTGCTGTTGTTCCAACTGGAATACCACCATCTAACGGAGCTGGGCGAGGTGGTTGAACTGGTGCAGTTGGAGCCATGTTAGGTGTACCAACTCCGCTGTTAGCATTACGCTTTGCCAGTCTACCTTGTAAGAACGCATCATTAGCAGATTGAGATTGTTGTTTTGCCATTTGTCTTTGACGTAGTTTGCTAGGTCCACCTGCTGTAGTTCCAGGTGCAATTCCGCCATCAAGTGGAGCTGGATTTGGTTTTACTGGTCTTGCGCCACCAGTTGGTGGTGTTTGTACACCAGGTGTAAAACCTCTTTTGTTTTGCAATCTAGCATCAGGTGTTCCTTTTCCAGGTGTAAAACCTCTTTTGTTTTGCAATCTGGGATCATACTTTGTTCCTTTTAGTTTTCCTACTGGTTGATTTGCAAATGCACTATCTGAACCACGTGTAGCTCTACCATCAGGTGTTCCTACTGGTTGATTTGCAAATGCACTATCTGAACCACGTGTAGCTCTACCATCAGGTGATTGAACATTTCTGCCAACAAAACCACGTTTAGCTTTTAGCTCGCCAGGGGCGACATTTTGATCAAAAGCTCCTAAGCTATCTAAGTATTTTCTCAGTTTTGGAGTCATTTTTCCTGGTAGCTTTTTTATACCACCAGCTAATTCATCTCCAGGTGCTTCTTTCACTCGACGAGGAGAAGGTTTCATCGCATCTTTGTATGATTGTTTTATAGTATCATAACCACTGTCTACTGCATTATTACCTATATTTGTAAGTCCTCTGCCTAAACGATCTGAAAATCCACCGTCTTGAGCTGATCTATCTTTATCTCCGCCTCTTGTAAACAAAGAACCTAAGCCTTTTGCAATATGGCCGCCGGCAATCTTACCGCCAGCTTTTACATTATCCCACCAGCCTTCGTCTAGTTCGTTAATAACATTGATAAAATCAGTTTGGGACATCTGGCCACTTTCGACCATTTTAAAGAGTTTGTCCTTACTCTCTAGGAACTTTTTTTCAGCTAACGCACCTCGCTCCATATCTGCTAGAGCACTTTCACCTTTTAGTTCTCTGCCTACTGGATTTTCTTCGCCTGCCGCCGCGTCATCTCCGCCAAACTCATCCATTCCTGTATCACCATCAATCGGTGCTTCTGGATCCATTGCGGCATCATCCATTCCCATATCTGTTGGAGTAGATACTCCGCCTGGTACAGGCTCGCCTCTAGCGGCTAAGGTAGCATTTTCAACTGATTCTTTTGCAGTTTTCATTTGATCTAGTAGAGCGCCAAGTGCGCCATCTGCGGCACTGTTGTATGCTTCTGCTACTTCAAATCCTACTTGCTCTTTCATTGCGTCTACAATTGGCATAAGTTTCTGAACTTGCATTTCAGCTACGTTTTCTACCATTTTTTGCATTTCGTCAACTAGCTCTTGTGCGGCTAACAATACTTCTGCTTGATCCAAATCAGCTTCCATAATAGTGCTTTCTTTGGTCTTTACACGTTTACTATCAGCTCTATTTGGAGCAATTTCTGTAATATATGTTTTAAGTTGATGTTGGATCAACCCTAGTTTATTATACTGTGGATTTTCCCAGTACTTGAGATCACTCTCTTTAATTGCTATCATTTTAGCATTTGTTGTGTTCAACATTCTGTTAAGTGAATCTGTAGTCATTTCTGATAAATCAACATCGTGTTTGAAAGTATCAGCAAGAATACGATTCAGCTTTTCTACATTGTGTCGACTTGAATTTAAATCGTTTAGATACATGTTTCTATTCCCGTTCGTTATATTGTATTTATAGTTTTTGTAGTATTTTAGCTTTCGCCTCACTTAGTTTGTTTTGTGCTTGACTTAGTTTTGCTAGCATCACATCTTCATTGATTGATGCTTTAATTTTACTTTTAAACATATAAACTTCATACAATGCATTATTATATGCTACATCTGCTTTTTCAATTTCAGTTACTCTCTGATTCTTGTTTCGCATAAGATTTTTAAGAATACCCATTGCACTTTCAAATAATGAAATATCTTCATATAACAATTCGTTATGTTCGTATATATGATAAAAGTTTTTATTGCGTCCGGCAAATGGTTTTGATTCAATATCAATTTTGTATTGCTGTACACTAATACTATTGTCTTGAGTTTTCTGTGTCATTGCTACTCGCAAATCAACGTCAGTATCTGCTCGCTCATTTAGTTGCTTAGAAGTTTTATCAAAAGTATTAATGATATCGTAGAGTCTTGGCTTCATAATTACCTCGTAAAATTATTGATGTTAAGTTTATATGCTACTTTTTTTCCGTCTGTAGTTTTATCTAAGACGCCTCTGCCTACTAGTGTCTGTGCTATATATTGTTCTCTCTCATTTAAGTCTTTTTTCTCTAGTAATTCAACATTATCAAATTTTTCTTCAATAAACTTGTTCTCTCTCACATTAATCCAAGTATAAATTCCGCCTTTGGTCACCATTGCTCTCATTATGCTTGTCCTTGTACTGCTCTAATAGGAATACCAGTTTGTACTTGTTTTGCATTTCTATTTTGTCTGCGGGTTGCACTTGCATTTCTAATATTCAGTTCTCTGTTTTGATCTTGTGCTTTATTATTAGCCCTCTTATTCATATTAGTTCCTGTATTGATATCTTTTCTACCTTGAGCTACTGAAGCGCCACGCATACCATAACGTTCTACTACACCTTCTTCATTGAGCTTGTGGCATTGACAATGTTTACACTCAGGGCCACAGGAACATTCTTTAACTGGCACGCCACAACATTTTTTACTACACATTAGTACACCATCTTTGATCCATGTACCTTTCTCAGTGTATTTGTCATCTAGTATGTCCATTATCTTCATCTTATTTTCTCCGCTTATTCAATCTTTTAAGTGCTTTACTTGCTGGATTAAACCTTTTAGTACGTTGTGCTTTCTTAGCCATGCGTTTGCCCATTTTAGCTTTGGTCTTTTTAAGTGTTAAACGCTTTTTAATATCAACAGGAGCACTGCACTGTCCTGGTTTGCTTACCAGTCTACCTGCTCGTCTGCCAACTACACAACGGTATTTACGAGTAAGTGAGTTACCTTTTCTCGCCCATACTAGTTGTGCTTCGACCACACTGCTATTATCGAGTTCTTCTAAATTCATATTAGTATTTATACGGAAATTAGTTCATTAACAATACAATAATTGTTGATAGTATACCGGCTGTTACGGTCGCGGCGGCACCGAGCATTATTTTATTAGTGTTGGTGTGATTTTTGACATTTTCTTCGTGCATAGTTCGCATCTCCTTATGGAGATCCAGCACGGCTTTCTCAACTTTGTCCAAGCGTGTTTCCAATCCTTTGTACCTTTCTGCACAGAGGTCGACGTGGGCTTCTAAGTTAGTTCGCTCTAGCGAAGTGGTTCCATTTGACATATTTTACTTTTCTTTCATCTTCTCGGTAAGACGTTCAGTTAGTATTTTTGTTGCCTTTACAGCCTTTGTATAGTTCTTACTACTACTTATCCCACTTTTGGTACGGTCAAAATTTTGACGGTCAAATCAATTTGACGGATAGAAATAGTTAGATTTTTGACGGAGCCTTAGTTTGTGCCTTAGTTTGTGCCTCTGGTTACTTGATAGTATTTATTATCAGTGTGGGTACTTTTTAAGTGGTGTGTTAACTTAGTTACACGGGCCAATAGGAGTAATGTTCAAAGCATAAGTTAGTTAAATCGCTATCATGTGTTTCAAAACATTTACTAGGTAATTCTGTAGTCTCTTCTAGTTCAGTGTATATAGGTATTCCATTACAATCGTCTAATAAGTCTTTTAAACTAAACACACCACTATGTTCGATACTAAACTGCATTTTCCATACTGTATGTAGTCCTTGATACTGTTTTCCGAAGCCTAAATTCGCTACATCTTGTGCCATCTGAAGCTCTACTCTTGGATGCATGGGTTGGCTTCTTAAACCTATTGTTTGTACTAGTGTGTTTAAGTTTTGTTGTTGAAAGAACTTAATTTTGTTTTGGTCAAGTTTACTTTCATTAGTGTTACTAATATCTATTAGTGTGTATGCTATGTAGTTTGTCATCTATTTGACTGTGTAATTTTTACTAGTGATTTTTTTGTTTAATCCTCTAAAACCTTGCATACCACCAATGTTGCTTCCAATTGATTTTCCTAGTGCATATCCGCCTGCTACAGCACCACCGGCTACTGCTAGTTTAGCAAGTGTATCGGCACCATATGATTTTGGAGCACCTTCTGCATTGTGTGCATTTTTAGCTTCAAGCCCCTGGCTTCTACTCATGTCTCTAATATAGCTGTATAGTTCACTACGCAATGCCTTTGTTCTAAAGAACTGCATCATTCTTGTAATAACCAATTGCTTTTGCATTTTATTCAAACGAGGCCAATCTTGCACCAATCTCCTAATACTTCTGTAATTACTATTTTGTATATCCAAGTCTCTTTCTAATATTAAAAGAAAACTGTTAATTGAAGCTGGGGGTCTTCCTGCTGACATTGTTCTCAAAAATATTTTCATTTTTTGATCATTGAATTTAAGTTTGCCTGCTTGTAGTTGGTTCTTTTCACCACTGTCGGACATGCCGTTTTTAACAGCAACAAGTGCAATATTAAGATCAGTGCCACCAGCTCTAAAATTGTTAAAGTTTCCGTACATTATAGTACGTTTAGCATAGTCTTGTGCCGCTACTGCATAATCATATTCATTACTCAGTATATACAATGCTAGCACATTCATCATTGCAAAGTCAGCCATATCTCTAGCATTACTGCCTTCGACTCTAGCTTTACTTCTAAACATTTTGCTTTCCATTATATCGCCTATAAAACTATATTGCGACTTGGGTGTTTCTGGCATTTCATGTCCACCTTGTATTGCTGACCATTGTTGTAATGTGTACTGTTTCTGTTCCATAATATTATTTATCGTTCCTATGAGCGTTATGTAAGTAGTGATTGAACCACTGAGTATTGTGCTCACCTATTTTTAAAACAAACATATCCCACGGAAATGAACAATATCCGTCTGGGTCTATAAACATAGGTTTGTCTCCTTGCATAATTAAGTTTCCATGTGTTGCATCTGCGTTAAAAAATATACGTTCATTTGCATCAACATATTTGTGTCCTATAAAGTCAAAGAAACTTTTTACCATTTCATTTCTAAATGTAACACATAAATTCCATAATTGTGTTGGAGTAGCGTATTCTATAAATTCTTCCCATGAATGTCCAACAACTTTATCCATTACGATAACACCATCTTCGAAACTGTGTACTTTTACAGCCCAAGGATTATCTAATTGAAAACGTTTGTATGTTTCGAAGTCGAATGCATCAGGTTTAGTTTTTTTAACAATGTAGTTACCATCATCGTAAACTTCACGAAATGATTTCTTATGTATAAGTTTAATTGGGTGTCCATCTATGTCTTGGGACTAGTTTAATTTTATCCCTGGTTGCGACATATCCTTCTCCGCCACGTTCACCGCCTGTCGTAGCAGTAACATCGGCTCCTGAATTATCTAGTTGGTCAATAAGATTATTTTTCATAGTTTGTATTTTAACTACAAGATCCAATATAGCATTAAGACCTTTGTCGTCTCCTGCCATAAGTTTTGCTTGCTGTCCTTGGCTGACCTTGCTAGTTTTTAGCCAATCATAAAATCCTGTCCTGAGTTGGTCTAACTTACCTGTTTTGGTCATTTGGTTAACATAGTTATAGAGTATTGCATCTTTTCTACTCAGTCCCTGTTCCGGCGCTAACCACGTGTCTATTATTTGTGCGTTCGCATTTGCCGTACTAACTATCTCTTGAACTGCACTTGTATCAACTTTGGGTTGATGTGTTACATATGTTTGTCCTAGTACCACTACCGCATTACTATTGATACTCTTAGTGTCTTTAATCGGAGTACCTGTCTTATCTCCAAATGCATCATGGTATGTGTGTACTACTACACCTAATGTACTGCCCGCTATACGCTTGCCTAACGCACTCGTAGGGTCAACAGTGTATGTAACTTTGTTAGGTGTAAACTGTAAACCTGCGTTGCTAGCTGTAACTGGCTTACGTGGGGTGTACAATAAATCTCCGTATACATATCCTTTCATATCACCAGGTGTGTTAGCTTCTAGTATCTCAAACACCCCTGACATTTCTCCAGCAAAGTCTTTACGCCAGTCTTCGCCTTTGCCTGTATTCATAATAAAGTCTTGTAGCTCTCCGCTACTAGTTGTTTTGTTTTTGCCCCAACCGTTTTTACCAGTCATTACAAATTGACCGTCTGGTTCTCTTCCCCAAAATATAGTTGGATTACCGTCCCACTTGATGCTAACGTCTTTGGAATCTTGTCCTAGTCGTGTCAGTATCTCTGCGGCTTTTAATGCACCTCTGCTACCTTCAAATGTAACTAGGTCTTCTAAGTGATTGTACTCTCTACCTTTAGTAGTAGCTTCAGTTAGAAATTGATTGGCTCTCATTATTCAAGCTCTTTCCAGCCTGATCCACTACGCAAGTCTGCTAGCAATGCATCACCTTTTTCTTTGCCCAATGCCGCCATAATGGATTCGACACTGCCTAAATCTTTTCCTGAGGCATTAGGGCCTATTAATGTTCTTGCTACTTCGTCTAAGTCACTAGATATAAAATCAGCTTTCTTACCATTTGCATCTCTACTAAACAGTCCTTGATAAGGTGACCATAACTTGTCTTGATAACTGGCTAATTTAGCTATTGCTATCATTTTGTTTGCACCTTTAAACTTGCTACCTTGTGGAATACTATGTGTATGAAACTTACTAGCGGTTTCTGCATTAGGCACAACCATAATATCTATTTGATGTGTTTCATTGCCGGCAGGTACTTCAACATGTACACTAGTACCACTCTTCTTTGTAGTAAATCCTGCTAGTCCAAATAACTGTTCTAGTTTTTGTCTAATAATTTTATCTTCAGCATCTTCCATATTGAAATGTTGCTTTAG